ACACGACTCCTGGTAAGGCTATCGAGTATGGATTTATCGCCAGGGAGCTGCGGCGCGTTTTTGATCTCTGTAACGTCAGGGCGCTGGCGTTTGACCGCTATAACATGCGCTTCCTTCGCCCGCATCTCATCGATGCTGGTTTCACCGATGTGGAGCTCGAACGATTCGTAGAGTTCGGTCAGGGGTTTGTTTCCATGTCGCCTGCGCTCAGGGAGCTGGAAGCCAAACTGCTCGGTGCGCAGTTGAAGCACGGCAATCATCCGATCCTCGAAATGTGCGCCAAAAACGCCACGGTAATCACTGACCCTGCCGGTAACCGCAAGTTTGTGAAAGGTAAGTCGAGCGGACGTATCGACGGTATGGTAGCGCTGGCGATGTCTATTGGCGCGCAGACTAGTGACGAGGTAGAGGAGCAGGGTGACGTTAATGATTTCATTTACAACTTTTTGAGCGTGTAAAAATGGCAGATACCGATTACAGCATTGACCTGCGGACGCGATCGCCATTCTGGGCGCGCATGGCCTCTATCCTGACCGGCGGCCGCCTGGTGACACCCGATAAGGGCTCGCAAATGGCGGGTACGTCAGCGCACGGTGTGGTTGGTGATTCTGTTGTGACTGATGAGCGTAATATGCAAATCAGTACGGTATGGGCCTGCATCAGGTTAATCTCCACCGTAACAGCATCTTTACCACTCGATGTTTATCAGACCAAAAATGATCAGCGCACGAAAGTGGACAACAGTCACCCCCTTGCGAAACTGCTGAGATTCCGTCCCAACAACTTCATGACCGCTCTTGAGTTTCGCGAAGCAATGACTATGCAGCTATGTGCCTACGGCAACGCCTATGCACATGTTGAGCGAAACGGTGTTGGTGACGTGATTAGCATGGTTCCACTGATGAGCGCCAATATGGAAGTTCGGCTCAGCGATAACGGTAAAAATATTATCTACCGCTACCGACGGGACACTGAATACGCTGACTTTTCACAGAAAGAAATTTTTCATCTCAAAGGATTTGGCTTCAATGGTCTGACTGGTCTTTCGCCGCTGGCGTTCAGTGCGAAGTCTGCTGGTGTGGCCATAGCGATGGAAGATAACCAGCGTGAATTTTTCGCCAACGGTGCGAAGTCTCCGCAGATCCTGATGACTGACGGCAAGGTGCTGACGAAAGAGCAGCGTGGGCAGCTGGAGGAAAACTTTAAGGAGATTGCTGGTGGTCCGGTCAAAAAGCGGCTTTGGATCCTTGAGAGCGGCTTCACCACGCAACCTATCGGCGTTTCGCCTCAGGATTCAGAAATTCTGGCTGCGCGTAAATTTCAGGTCGCCGAACTGGCGCGATTTTACGGCGTGCCTCCACATCTGGTCGGCGACGTGGACAAAACCACCTCCTGGGGGTCGGGGATTGAACAGCAAAACCTGGGCTTTCTCCAGTATACCCTCAAACCCTACCTTGATCGGTGGGAGTACAGCATTGAGCGCTGGCTGGTCAAAGAGTCAGAACAGGGCATCATTCACGCCGAGCATAACCTCGACGGGCTGTTGCGCGGTGATTCAACAAGCCGGGCATCATTTATGCAAATCATGGTCAATACCGGGATTCGGACCGTTAACGAGGTTCGAAGGCTCGATAACCTGCCGCCGCTGCCCGGAGGTGATGTGGCGACACGGCAGTCGCAGAACGTGCCCATTACCGATCTCGGAACAAACAAAGAGCCCCGCAATGCCGGGGCTTAATTTTTATGGGGGCTATGATGCCTGACATTCAGAAGACGCTGGCTTTCGACCAGACAGAAATCAAGTTCATCGGCGACGGCAGTAAGGGAACATTTGAAGGGTATGCCTCGGTTTTTAATAACACCGACGCCGATGGCGACATTATTTTGCCAGGTGCTTTCGCTGGTGTGATTGCTAACCAGAGTCGCAAGGTGGCCATGTTCTTTAACCACCAGACACGTGCTATCCCTGTCGGTAAATGGGATGCCATGCATGAAGATGACAAGGGGCTATTTGTCCGTGGTCAACTTACTCCAGGGCTTAGCCTGGCCGAAGACCTGAAAGCTGCCATGCAGCATGGCACGGTTGAAGGGATGTCTGTGGGGTTTTCCGTTGGGCCTGATGATTACACCGTTGGCACGTCAGGGCTCATCTTCAAAAACATCTCTTACCTGCGGGAAATTAGCGTCTGTACTTTCCCGGCTAACGAGCTCGCTGGCGTAACGGCCATGAAGAGCATCGACAGCATCAAATCTATTCGCGATGCGGAGGCCTGGCTGAGGGATTCAGTCGGGCTTTCGCGTTCTGAAGCACAGGCATTTATCGCCCGTGTTAAGTCTGCAGGCCGAAGCGAGTTCGGTAGCGACGACATTGACGCGCTGGCACAGCGCATTAACTCATTTGCCGCTAACCTGCGGACACCTTAACGGAGTAACACATGTCTGAATTATCTGTACTGGAAAAAGCTATCGAAAACTCCCAAAAAGAAGTAAAGGAGCTTATCGAAGAACAGCGTAAATCCATCAACCAGACCGGTGAAATCAACAAGCAGCTGCAGATCGATCTGACGAAAGCACAGGAAGAACTGAAAGCCACCGGCACCCGCCTGTTCGATCTTGAGCAGAAACTGGCCGGAAACTCTCCTGATCAGACTGCGCAGAAGTCATTTGCTCAGCGCGTATCTGAAGACCTGATGAAGGGCTGGGACGGCTCGCGTACCAAAGCGAAAGTCACCAGTTTTGATAAAGCGATTGGTTCCGGCGCAGCGTCGGCAGGCGCCCTGGTCCAGCCGCAGCAGCTGCCGGGTATTCTTATGCCGGGTCTTCGCCGTCTGACCGTGCGTGACTTGCTGGCACAGGGGCGTATCACCAGCAACGCGCTGGAATACGTGCGCGAAAACGTGTTTACCAACGCTGCAGCACCAGTGGCAGAAGGTACCCTCAAGCCGGAAAGTAATATTACCTTCACCAAAGAAACGGCGAACGTGAAAACTATCGCCCACTGGATCCAGGCATCGCGCCAGATCATGGATGATGCCCCGGCGCTCGAGTCTTACCTCAATTCCCGCATGATGTACGGACTGGCACTGGTGGAAGAGAACCAGATGCTGAACGGGGACGGTACCGGCGATAACCTGCAGGGGCTCAACGTAGTGGCGAACGACTATGAAACCACACTCAACGCAACCGGAGATACTGGCGCTGATGTTCTGGCACACGCCATCTATCAGGTATCGCTGAGTGAGTTCGAAGCCGACGGCATCATTCTGAACCCGGCGGACTGGCACCGTATTGCTCTGCTGAAGGACGCTAACGGCAATTACATCCTCGGCGGCCCGCAGGCGTTTGCCTCGAAAGTGCTTTGGGGGCTTCCGGTGGTGTCGACCACGGCGCAGACGGCAGGCAAATTCACCGTTGGCGCGTTTGGCCTGGCGTCGCAGGTTTGGGATCGCATGGATGCCACCATCGAGATCAGCAACCAGGACCGCGATAACTTCGTTAAAAACATGCTGACCATCCTTTGCGAAGAGCGCCTGGCGCTGGCCCACTATCGCCCGGCAGCGATTGTGACGGGTGATATTGCTGTCAGCACTGGTGCATAACAAAAGGGCGCGGCCAGCAATGGCCGCGTAAATGAGATGAAAATTAAAGCTCTCCGTATGTTCTCGCATTATCACCTGGGTACGGTATCTCAGGGGGAAATCCGCGAGGTGCATAAAGAAATCGGCGAAGTACTGGTGAAACTGCATCTGGCCGAGGCGGTTGAGCCGGAAAAGGCAACAGACTCTGGTTCTGCGGAGCCTGCTAAAGCCAAACCAGGGGGTAAAGGTGGTAATAAGCGAGGAACAGCTGGCGCAGATAAAGGCGCATCTGAAGGTTGATGGTGACGACGAAGATACGCTTATTTCTGCCTATGCGTCGGCCTCCGTCGATTATGTTGAGCGGTTCTGCGACGGTGCGCTGGTCGAAACATTAACGCCGCCAGTGGAAGGGGAAACTCAGCCCCGTGAGATTATTTTTACTTCCGGCATCTGGGCGGCAATGCTTTTGCTGATTGGACACTGGTATGCGAACCGCGAAGCGGCAGCGCAGAACCTATCGGAAGTTCCGCTGGGCGTTGAGGCGCTGCTGATTAGGCACCGGAGGTGGAACTAATGGGCTGCTCAGGATGTGCTAAACGGCGTGAGTGGTTAAAAAAGTGGACGAAAATAGCCTATGAACGAGCAACTGGTAAACGCGCTGATAGCAGCGCTGAGAGAACAAACAACAGCACAGCGAGAGCAGACGGAAGCGATAAACCGCCTGGCTGAGTCTAACGTCGCCCTGTCCGATGTAATTATCCAGTCGCTTGCCGGCGATCTCGATGAGGCGCCAGAGCAGCAAACCTATCTGAGCGGGAAACCCAGGGGGTGATATGCAGGCCGGAAAATTGCGTCACAGGATCACCCTGCAGGAACCGGTCAAAGAACAGAACCCGACAACGGGAGCCGTAATTAATACCTGGCGCGATGTCGCAACCCTTTGGGCCGAAGTCGCTCCTTTATCCGCACGTGAGTTTATCGCCGCCCAGGCCTCTCAGGGCGAAGTTACCACCCGGATAACGATTCGTTACCGTGAGGGTGTTACCCGCAAACATCGGATCCTGTTTCGTGGCCGCATCTACAACATTGAGGGCGTTTTACCTGATCCACGGAGCGGCAGGGAATACCTGACACTACCTTGTTCAGAGGGGGCTAACGATGGCTGATGGCGTGGAAGTAAACCTGACCGGCCTCGATTCCGTCCTGGGGAAACTGGATGCCGTCTCACAGGTCACTCGCGATAAATCCGGTCGTGCAGCGCTGCGTAAAGCGGCAAACGTCATCAGGGACAGAGCGCGCAATAATGCCGCGCGGGTTGATGATCCTCTCACCAAAGAGGCTATCTACAAAAACATTGTGGTCAGTTTCAGCAGCAAGGCATTTCGCAGAACCGGCGATCCAACGTTTCGTGTCGGGGTGATGGGCGGAGCCAGGCAATACGCCAATACAAAGGCCAACGTCCGAAAAGGCAGGGCGGGTAAAAGTTTTAACACTGCCGGAGATAAAGGTAATCCCGGTGGGGATACCTGGTACTGGCGATTCCTTGAATTCGGCACAGAACATGCTGCAGCGAGGCCAATAATTAGGCCTGCACTGAATGGGGTCGATACCGATGTGATTAACGTTTTTGCTTTGGAGCTGGAAAAGTCCATCGATCGCGCTGTTCGTCGAGCGGCTAAAAAAGGAACTCCGGTATGATTGCTCCAATATTTGCAGTTTGCGCAGCCAGCCAGGCAGTCAGGGATTTGTTAGGCTCTAATCCCGTGAGGCTTTATCCGTTCGGGATGCAGGACGACAATATCGTTTATCCCTATGCAGTCTGGCAAAACATAGGCGGCTCACCTGAAAATTTTCTGAACCAGCGGCCAGATGCGGATCGCTATTCTCTGCAGGTTGATGTCTATGGCGATACTGACACCGACGTGATCGCTGCAGCCCGTGCTTTACGCGACGCGATTGAGGGCAAGGCCTATATCACCCGATGGGGTGAACAAAGCCGCGATCCTGAAACAATGCGATACCGCTATTCCTTCGATGTTGACTGGATAACGCCCAGATAACCAACAACCCCAAACTGACCCGCCTTGTGCGGGTTTTTCTTTTATGGAGACAAAACATGTCTGTATTAACGCAAGGCACGCAATTTTTTGTGCTCAAGTCTGGCGTGGTCAGCGAGGTTGAATGCATCACCAGTTTCAACCCCGGCGGCAACCCTGCCGATCAGATTGAAGATACCTGTCTGAGTGAGCGGGATTCCAGAACCTACAAAAAGGGGCTTAAAACGCCTGCGGCCGCTACCGTCGGGCTGAACGCCGATCCGACGAACGCAAGCCACATTATGTTGCATGGCCTCGCTGAAGCGAATGACCAGACGCCGTTAACTTTTGCGGTTGGCTGGTCAGATGGAACCAGTGTCCCGACAGCCGCCGCTTCTGGCGCTGAGGATGCTGTTGATGGCCTGGTGCTGCCATCGGATCGCACCTGGTTCATTTTCCAGGGTTACGTTTCTGACTTCCCGTTTGATTTTCAGGGTAACGCTGTTGTGACGACCTCCGCCACGATCCAGCGGTCTGGCTCTTCCGTATGGGTGCCTAAGGCCGCAGCGTAATTAATATGCCCGGTTATCCGGGCTTTTCTATTCAGGAGCTGAAATGCAACTTACTCTCGATACGTTAAAAGAAACCGGTGCCTTTACCGGGCGTCCCGTGGAAAAAGAAATTAAGTGGAAAGGCCGTGACGGGAAAGAGCACAAGGTGACCGCCTATGTCCGTCCAGTGGGTTACCACTCCACGAAAGTCGATTTGCTGGCATCAAAAGGGAAAGTAGACCCAGTTGCCGGACGTATTGCTGCCCATATCTGTGATGCGGAGGGAAATCCTATTTTTACTGAAGCCGATATTCTGGGAACGGCCTCTGAAGACCGTGGCGCGCTCGATGGCCCGATAGTTATCGCTTTGCTGGTGGCGATTCAGGAGGTTAACGAGCTGGGAAAGACTACGAGCTAACCGGCGAGGATGAATTCTGGTGCGAACTGGTGATGAACGGCATCGGCGGCCGCACCATCGCAGAGGCTCAGGAGCGAATGAGCCGTAGGGAATTTCTGGTTTGGCTCAAGTACCGTGAGAAGTACGGTCAGCTTAACGTTATGATGCGAACCGAGTGGGGGGCTGCGCTGGTGGCTTCTGTCCTTGCGAACATCAATAAGGCTCCAGGCACTCCACTTTTCAAGATTAGTGACTTTGCCCCCCACTTGCATGCAATCCCTATAAGTCTTGAAGAAGCTATGAAAAATTGGAGTTAGTAAAAATTATTCTTTTCAACCTTTGTTGTCCTCATTACCCTTGGTAGGATTATGATGAATTCAATAGAGGGATAAGGATATGAAAACAGTATCAGTATTGAGCGCAGCGATTCTTTTAAGTGGGTGTGCTGCGATGGATAATTCAAAGGATACACGCCTTAATTCATTCTCAGGAATAACATATGAAAACAATGGTACTTATGAGACCATAAAAAAATATGTTAAGGAAAGTTCAGGAAAGATTAATAAGGAGCGGGTTAAATTATGTATTGCAAGGAATGTTACTAATAATGGCGTTCAGTTAAATGATTCATCTTCAAGCTTTGTAGGTGCTTATACAGGTAATTATTATAACATTGAAAAAAGCACCACCATCCAAGGTGGGGAAGTTATAAATACAGCTGCCTCATCATCAGATATAGTTGTTGCTAATGGAACTACATCTTATCAATATGACGCGGGGATTGTCATGGTGGAAAGAGTGGTTAAATTTACGATGGATATTACACCATCAGCAACAGGCATTAAATATACATTCTCGAACATACAGCAAGCGCAAAAAGATACTGGCGCAGTATCAAATTCTGGGTTTGCACCTATAGGTGTCTGGAAGGCTGCTGGTGGCTATCAGGCGATTAATGCATTAGATAATATTTCCTCTGAAATAAATAAGTGTATGTCTGAGGTATAGTGTTATTTTGTAACTAGGCCCCTTTATGGGGCTTTTTTTTGGAGGTAACTTTATGTCTGGAAAATCCCTTGGCACATTAACAATTGACCTTATAGCAAAAGTGGGCGGTTTTGTTCAGGGGATGGATAAGGCTGAAAGATCATCACAAAAATGGCGCGATAAAGTTAAGAAAGATGCTGCTGAGGTAGGGTCCGCTCTGGCTGCAATTGGTACTGGCGCCGCGGCGGTTGCAATCGGCGTAGGTACTGCTGGTATTACTCTGGTAAAAAATACTTCAGATCATATCACTGCAACTGATCGTTGGGCTAAATCCCTAAAAATGTCTACTCAAGATTTGCTTTCATGGCAGTTTGCTGCCGAAAAAGCAGGTTTAACAGGGGATAACATTGCAGACATATTTAAGGATATTAATGACAAAGTTGGTGATGCTGTACTGAATAAGTCAGGCGAAGCCGCTCAAGCGTTGGATACACTCGGGCTTTCCGCAGAAAAACTAGCCCAGCAAGCTCCTGATAAGCAACTGATAGCTATCAGCGAAGCGTTACAGAAAATTCCTTCTCAGGCAGGGAAAACCAATATCCTTGAAAGTTTGGGTAACGATTTGTCAAAAATGCTGCCGTTGTTCGACAACAACAACGAAAAGCTAAAGCAATTCATACAGTTATCAAAGGATTTTGGCGTAGCTCCCCCGCAGGAAGATATTGATAACTTGGTTAAAGTTAATCAGTTTTTTCAAGATATAGAGAGTAGTGCGCAGGGGTTAAAGATAGAAATTGCCAGTGGGCTAGCAAAAGTTGACCTCTCACCAATTCAGCATGGGCTTGATGACATCAGGGAAGTTTTTACCGATCCTGCTGTGCTTTCAGGTCTAGCAAAACTTGTTGGTGGGGTTGCTGAACTGGTTGGCTGGATGGGTAAGTTAAGTTCTGAATCGGCTAACTTCATCAGTAACTTACTAGAAGTGCCAGACAGGTTTAAAGCTGGCGGCTGGTACGAGTTTGAAAAAAATAAAAGGCTAGCAGCGATAGCTGGCACTCTCCAATCAGATATGGGGGTAATTACTAAACCAACTTCAAATTCTGATTTGCTAATAAATAACAACCTGCTTCCCGGTCAGAGTAACCAGAAACAACCTAAAAAACCTGATAATGCGGCTAAGAGGATTGAAAGTGCCTATAAATCAATAGAGCAGTCGTATTTAAGACAAATTGCACTGGTAGATCAGCTTACTGGTAAAACAAAAGACGCTACGGAAGTTGAAAAGCTACGTTTTGATTTATCATCAGGCCGTTTGGTTGGAATAAACAAAGAGCAGCAAATCAGACTTGAAGGTTTAGCTACTGAAATTGATAAATATAATTCTTTATCAAAATTCCGTGATTTACAGGAAGAGTTATTATCTCCAGAGGAAAAACTCCTTAAAACTACGAAAGAGCGTTTGAAAGTCCTGCAAGATATTCAGGGGATACCCGGAGTCAGCCAGGATGAAGTAAAAAAAGCCGCCAAAGCTATCACTAAAGATTCTTTTTCCGACATGCCGAAATTTACAGGCATAGATTCTATGTTTGGTGGTCAACTTGGCGAGTTAAGGAAAGTAGACGATGCGCAGAAAGAACAGGAAAAATGGTATCAGAACCAACTTGATTTGCTGGAGCAAAACCGACAAGCACGATCTGATCTAAACGAGGAATGGGATGCCAGAGAACTTGAGTTAAAGAGAAAACACCAGGATGAAATGAACAGGCTCGATGAAGCCCGTAATCAACTGATGTTAAGCAGTGTTGTCGATGGCTTGGGGTCAATGGTTGAAATGACTCGTACTGCATTTGGCGAACAATCAGACATATATAAAGCTGCCTTTGCCGTACAGAAAGCAGCAGCTATAGCCCAGTCAATTATTGCTATTCAACAAGGAATAGCTATGGCTGCTGCCAATCCATTTCCGTACAACCTTGGGGCGATGGCGAGCGTGGCCGCTTCTACAGCAGGTATTGTGTCGAACATTGCCGCCGTGGGTATGGCTCACGATGGGATAGATGCAGTTCCTGAAACAGGTACCTGGTTGCTTCAAAAAGGAGAGCGGGTGACCACTGCAGCTACCAGCGCAAAACTGGATGCCACTCTGGATCGAGTTGCAAACCAGTCAACAGGCGGCGGCGCGATTTATTCGCCCACAATCAATATCCCCATCAATGGTAACCCTTCCGATGCAACGTTGGCGCTGGTCCGTAAAGCTGCAGATGAGGGGGCAGAAAGGGGATACCGGAAGGCGGTTAATTCAGTCGCAAGCGGTCAGGGTGATTTGCATAAGGCCTTGATGGGGAAAACTACCTCGGGGAGGAAAATTAGCTAATGGCTATCACCACAACGCTTTATTACCCCTCCGCTTACCTGCCTGGACCGCTTAAAGAGAGTTTTGGTTTAACTCCTGTATCTCCTCTGAAACGGACTCAGATGGTAACTGGCCGGGCACGGCAGCGGCGTGCCTACACCTCGACACCAACCCAAACAGATCTGGCCTGGATTTTTTCTGACGCCCAGGCGCAGGCTTTTGAGGCGTGGTTTCGGGATGAGTTATCAGATGGGGCTGCGTGGTTCAACATACCGTTATTAACGCCTGTAGGGCTGAAAAATTACGTGTGTCGTTTCACGGATATTTATAAAGGCCCCACTCCCGAAGGCGGACTTTACTGGAGATATACCGCGCCAGTAGAACTCTGGGAGCGTCCATTGCCGCCGTCTGGATGGGGGCATTACCCGGAATGGATCGTCGGCAGCTCACTGCTGGATATTGCGCTGAATAAGGAGTGGCCGAAGCATGACGCAGATTAAACGCCTCTACGCCAGCAGCGGGCCGGAGGTGATCATTGAGACGCTGCAGATCACCATTGGTTCTGACGTCCATTATCTGTGCCAGGGTTACGACAACATCACGGCGACGACGGAGAACGGCGATACCGTAACGTTTTCAGCCTGTGCGATAGACATTGCGCTGCCGGCGCGCAATGCGGACGGCACGCAGGACCTCAAATTTGCCTTGTGCAATATCGATGGTGTTGTGTCCACGGCGATCCGCAATGCGCTGGCTAACCGTCTGTCTGCATTTCTGACGTACCGGCGTTATATCTCCACGGATTTAGCGGCCCCTGCGGAAGTGCCGTATACGCTGAAAATCAAGTCGGGCTCCTGGACGGCGACAGAGGTGCAGATCACTGCGGGCTACATGAATATCCTCGATACCGCCTGGCCGCGATACCGCTACACGCTCCCTGTATTCCCCGGACTGCGTTATATCAGCTAAGGAATCCCAATGTTTAACCCTGATAAATACCGTTCAGTCACCTGGCTGAAGGGCGGGCGCGTATACCCGCAACTCGACTGTTTCGGCATTGTGAACGAGATACGCCGCGACCTGAATTTACCCGTCTGGCCCGATTTTGCAGGGGTCACCAAAGACGACGGCGGCCTCGACCGGGAAGCGCGCAGGATGATGCTTACCCTTGAGCGCTGCGAACCCTGCGAAGGGGCCGGGGTGGCCTGTTATTCCGGGTCGACCGTCACCCACGTAGGGATCGTGGTCAGTATCGGTGGTCTGTTGCATGTGGCGGAATGCAACCCGGGTACGAACGTCACCTTTCTGCCGTTGCCGCGGTTTAAGCGCCGATTTGTCAAAGTGGAGTTCTGGCAATGACCATTCGTTTTTACCCGTCCCGGCTTCCCGGTGAACCACTCGAAACGCATGAGCATGGTGTAACCAGTATTCGCAGCTGGCTGGTGGCAAATGTTGAAGGCTACGAGGATCGGGATGTCCCACCGCTGACCGTTGAGGTTGAGGGGCTGTTAATTCCGCCAGGCGAGTGGGCTAAGTGTGTGATTCGCCCTGATAGTGATGTCAGGCTTTATCCGGTGCCTTTCGGGCTTGAGGCCGCGACAATTGCCTGGATAGGAGTGGGCATTGCCGTCGCATCTGCGGCTTATTCATTGTTCATGATGAGTAACATTGATGCCGGCGGCTATACGTCATCCACAGGTCGAAGCCTCGACCTGAACCCCGCTAAAGCAAACAGCGCGAAACTGGGTGATGCGATTCGTGAAGTTTTTGGGCGCGTGCGTATTTATCCGGATTATGTCGTACAGCCCGTTACCCGGTTTGATGCCGCCGATCCTACGAAAATGCGCGTCCAGATGCTGCTGTGTCTCGGTGTCGGTGATCTGATTTATACCAATGGCGATATCCGGGTTGGCAGTACGCCAGCTTCAACGCTACCGGGATTCAGCAGCACCCATTACCCGCCAGGCGCGGACGTTTCCGGTGATGAGCGCAGCGAAAACTGGGTCAATTCCAACGAAGTGGGCGGGACGTCATCCGGCACCGGGCTGGATATGGCCCAGACGTCGCCGGACGCAGACGACATTATCGCAGACAGCATGACCGTATCCGGTTCGAGCGTAACGTTTACCGGGCTGGATACGGATGATGATGACGATAATGACGAGAACGATAACGCGCTGCCGCCCAGCTGGGTCGCTGGCGCCGTGGTCGAACTGAAAGCCCCGGCTAACTACCAGATCACTTCGGCGGCCGGATACAGCGTTATCGCCAGCCCGCTGCTGACGGAGATCGCGCCGGTGGTTGGAATGCCGGTGACGCTGGGGTTTAACTCAGTCGATTACGATCTGTTTATCGCGTCATATACCCCCGGTCAGGCTGCAGTGCCCGGCACCGGGGGGAGTGCGGCAAAACTCCAGGCCAGTGCGGCCCCGACCACCTACGATTTTTCGACGAGCTCCAGCACGTTCACGATCACCTGGCAGGGGGTTACCTACCCGGTGTCGCTGGTGGCTAACTACGTCTCGATGTCGGGACTGCTGGCGGCCATCACCGAGGGACTCACTGGCTCCGGCCTGGTTGCGCAGGACAACGGCGGCACCGTACTGATAACCGAGGCGGCCAGTCCGTTCGCGGGTGGGGCGATCACGTCCTCTTCGCTGCCTGCAGCTGTTTTCGGTGATGCCCCGGTTTATACCTCCGGCACGGCATCAACTGGCGGCAGCCCGGCAGTAACGGCGAATGTGACACTCGCCTATAACAGCGCCACGGGCACCGCATTCTCCGGGATGCCGGAGGGGGTGCAGCGGCTTTCACTTGCCCACCGAGGCAATGAATACCAGATCGCCTCTGCCGACGGCACAACGGCGACGGTGGTGCGCCTGGTTAACGGTGCCGTTGATGAGTCATGGCCGGGATTCACCGCCCGGACGATGATCGACTATGAGGCCACTGGTCTTAACGACACGCTGAGCTGGCTGGGGCCGTTCCTGGTTTGCCCTGAAAATGAGACCGTCGATATGTTCGAGGTGAATTTCTCCTTCCCGAACGGCATCTGTGGCTTTGACAGCAAAGGGAAAAAGCGGCTTCGGCATGTTGAGTGGGAGATTCAGTATCGCGTCTACGGTTCCGGATCGGGGTGGGTGAGTCACCAGGGAGAGTATGCGCTTAAAAACGTCAACGGGCTGGGATTCACTGAGCGGATCACCCTCAGCTCACCAGGGCTGGTAGAGGTTCGCTGCCGTCGGCGCAATGAGCAGGGCTCAAACAACGCGCGAGACAGTATGTACTGGCAGGCGCTGCGCGGACGACTGCTGACGCGCCCTTCATCCTATCCCGGCGTGTCGCTGATGGCGGTGACCGTTGAGACGGGCGGGAAGCTGGCGGCGCAGTCGGACCGCCGCGTAAACGTTGTGGCCACGCGGGCCTACGACTCAGGAACGGCCAGAACCATTTCGGGAGCGCTGCTGCATGTCGCGAACTCTCTTGGGCTGGAAATGGATGTCGACACCATCAACGCGCTGGAATCCGCGTACTGGACGCCACGGGGCGAAAATTTCGATTTCGCCACGGGCGACAGTATCTCAGCGCTGGAAATGCTGCAGAAGATAGCCAATGCCGGGAAGTCACGTTTTCTGCTGAGTGATGGCCTGGCGACGGTCAACCGTGAGGGGATTAAGCCCTGGACTGGCGTGCTCACTCCGCATGAGATGGTGGAGGAGCTGCAGAGCGGATTTACCGTACCGTCCGACGATGATTTTGATGGCGTCGACGTGACATACATCAACGGGACTACCTGGGCGGAGGAGACCGTTAAATGCCGGACGCCGGACAATCCCACGCCGGTGAAAATCGAGAATTACAAACTCGATGGGGTACTGAATCAGGATCACGCCTACCAGATCGGGATGCGTCGCCTGATGAAATACCTTCAGCAGCGGGTGACGTTCCAGACCACTACCGAGCTGGACGCGCTGTGCTACAACACGGGCGATCGCATTGTGCTCACGGATGATATTCCGGGTAACAACACGATTTCCTGTCTGGTGGAGGCGATGACAACGGCTGGTGGCGTGACAACGTTCACCGTCACGGAGCCGCTGGACTGGTCTTTCGAAAACCCCCGCGCGCTGATCCGCTATCAGGATGGCTCTGCATCCGGGCTGATGGTGGCGAGCAGGGTAGGCGATTTTCAGCTGTCAGTCCCGCACCTGAGCGAGTTTGATGACCCGATGAAGGTTGACCTGTCGTCGGCAACCATCGAGCCGATCCGCCTGGTGTTCTGCGGCTCAACGCGCCACGTCTACGACGCCATTGTAGAGGAGATCGCCCCGCAGTCTGACGGAACATGCCAGGTCACCGCTAAAGAATATCTCGAATCGTTCTACCAGTACGACGACGCCACATACCCCGGCGACGTCGCTTAATACCAAAAATCCCCCCTAATTAATCTTTTCGCTCAAACCCTCGTTTGGGCGAACGCCTTTTTTGGAGCAAAAAACATGGACTTTAACCCGGAGCTGGGGAGCACGTCTCCCGCTGTGCTGCTTGATAACGCTGAGCGTCTGGATAAGCTGGTCAATGGGTCTGCGCTGACTGAGCCGGATCGCGCTGGCGATGATCTGGATACCTGGCGCGGAATGATGGCGAAGAATGAAGCCCTTACAGAGGAGACACGACAGAATCTGATTCCTCTCAGCCGCCAGTATGCGACGCTGGCTGCGGCGCAGGCGGATATCGCGAATATCCCCGATGGCTCCGCAACCTACGTGCGAAGTGCAGACGGGAGTTCGCTGGCGGATGAGTACATCAACAACGCCGGCACGCTGGAGGCTACCGGGCGGAAAATGCCATCTCAGGAAGCTGTTGGCGACGCAGAAACAAAACCTCAATTTCTGTCGAGGGAGTTACGCTCTACAGAAACGTTTCATTCGTCCGTGATAAGGACCAGCAACTGGACCAATGCCACCACAAGTACATGGGCGGTAGGATCTACATCTGATGGTCGAGTTTTTAATTTTATCGAGATGTGGGTTGATGGAATTAACAATATTGATAGCCTGAAAATCAGCATTTATTCTCGCTCTGTTGATGGTGCAACTATCTTTCCTGGTGCTAATGGCGATAAGCTGCTGAGTTCGAAAATCATCAATATGAATGACGTTGCGATTAAGTCATCTATTGCAACCGGATATCAGCTTATCCGCCTTGTTTTTGATGATACGGCGGTACCAGCAGACAAAACAGCGCTTTTCGTGGTTCAGCCGCTCGATGCAAGCGGTAATCCTGTTTATATGGGGTGTGGACGTCAGGATATTGCTAATAGCGAGACTGCTGCGCTATCAAACTCCCTTGGCGGTTTCTGGATGCCAGTTGACCAGTCTGAGTGGCGTCGCATTACTATTCCAGAAACATCGCTATATCGCATCGCTTTTAATGTTGGGTATGAAAGTCCGGTAAATTACGGTTCATTTAATGGTGAGTCTGTTTCCGTAGCCAGTGTTCCGCCCAATTCTCCTGACTGGGCTATTACGGGGAGCGCGAATCGTCAGTTTTATGGATGGGTACTGAGCTTCCCTGGTAAAACAGGATTTAACAGCATCACGCTTCGCCACAGCAATCTGACGCATGTTAATCAGATTTATTATCGCGCGGTTTTACGTAAAAACTCTGATGTAGCATCAACATCCATGCCCGGTACGCTGGCTGGTGATATTCAGGTTTACGCAGGCCGCGTTCACCCCGATGCGCCTGATGACGGGTTCTATGGCGTTAATTATTCCATCCCCAACCTGAATATCCCGGCTGGATATTTCGTTATGCTGGTTGTCTATCCGCGCACAGAAGCTGGTGAAACAGCCGATATGGGGACGCAGGCGCATGAGTATTCTACCGCTGGCGAAACCGCGCCATCAGGTTTTGCACTGGGCGCATTTATCAACCGGGTGACAAATACATGGCAGATGATTACCGGCACAAAAGGGGTTGCGTACTGGCTGAATAATGTATCTTTCGTGGGCGTTGTTGAACAGGCTTCGGTAAATGAAGTCACCCTGTCGGATACCATGGCAAAACTGAACGCGTTACAGCAACAGGTGAACGATGAGGGCGCACAGTCTGTAATTCGTGAATCATCCAGCAATAAATGGGGCTATGCAACCCAACCCCTGGCCGGTACTTTTTTCCGCTGGGCGGTACCCATTCCCCATGAAATGGATACGCTCAATGAAATCGAGCTATGGCTGGACGGTCTGGCATTAAATGATTACCTGCGCATTAAGGTCTTTGCTCGCGCGATTGACATGACCGGAAGTGAAACACCTCCCGGAGAGCTGGAGGGGGATGCGGAAATCTATAGTGAAGATATCCCTGTCTACCTTAAATCTACAGGTACAGCAATGACCAGGGTTCCATTCCGCCTTGATGTTGCGATACCGGAAGGTGCGTTCCCCCTCATTTCTGTTGAGGCTTTTCTCCCGGAAAATGGTTCGTCTGAGGTTATCGGTTATCTGGGGGCCGGTGCAGCGCTCTATTCTTCCGCAACATTACCCGTTCTCGCTCAGCGCGGCTGGTATAGTCGACGGGGAATTAATGGCGGAGCATGGACAACCATTGGTGACGGGCAAACAGCAGCGGTTGCTTACTCTGTTACTTATAAAAAGCAGGAAGATATTCCCGGGAAAATAGCCGATATTGACGGGAGGCTTACAGCCGTTGAGTCGGCAGTGCATCCATTAATTACTCGCTACCTTCCAGTTGTTAGTGTCCTGGGGCGAGCGCTCGACTTTTCCGGATCGGCGGTCGTAGCCAACGGAGTGAGTCAGCCTGTAACAGGATCGCTGACGCTGGATGCGACAAGCTCTGGTTCTGCGACTGTTGAGGGTTATAGCCTGAGGCAAACCGCCGCCACTTCGCAGTGGCCGTCAAATGTGAATGCGTGGCTGGGTTATAAGCGCATCAGTAATGTTGTCGTAACGGATGCCAGTACCGGTACCCCTTTGGTTGAAGGGACCGACTATAACATTGACAGCTATGGCGGGAAGTTGCGCGGCCTGACTGCCACGACTCGCGCCGTGAACGTCACCTTCAGTTACGTTAATGAACGGTATGACCTTGTGTACATCGACCCTGTTACGCTTGCTGTGGGAATAACCAAAGGGACGGACAGGATTTTTGATGTGCAGGAATACCGCCCGGCTGTGCCATCAGGAAAAGTTGCGCTTTACTATGCATTAGTCGCGGGTAGCAGCGTTGAACTGGAGCCGGTATATCGCTGGCCCGAGGCCGGATGTGACATGCTGGGGGCGGGGGATGCTGATTTTCTACGACAGCATAATCGCCGTTGCCTGCAAAAGACTCTGGCGCGACTCAACCAGGGTAAAAATATTACGCTGGTCGGTTATGGTGATTCGATTACAGCCGTGTCGAATATCGCTAGTCCGGAAACCGTGGCAAACGGCAGCACCCGTGATTTGCAGCGCATCCTGCAGGGTTATGCAACTGATACACTGACAAACTTATATCCCGCTCAGGACTGGGGAGACGGAGGTGGCGCGGTACATGTGAAGATTGGATGGAACTGGCGACTGAAGGAATGGATGGAGGAAACCTACGGCGTCACCGTTGATTATCTTAACTTCGGCGTATCGGGTACCAATTCAACCAGCGGTGTGGGAAATACCCGCATGAATGCAGTCATCGCGACAGCGCCACACGTTACCGTTGTCTGTTTTGGGATGAATGATAATGCAGGGAATGTTCTGTATGGCAACCTCCGCAACATCATCAAAAAACTCAAGGCAGCAGGCTCTGAGGTCGTGATAATGCCCGTGCCGCGCACCCCTTCACACGATGATGGTCGCTATACGCTGGAACAGTGGCGATACATTAACGGGCAGGTATACCGGGCTGCCATGGATGAGGTCGCTGCGTATGTGCCGACAGACTGGTTAACGGATGAAAACAGCCGTGGTGGGATGGGTATTGTTCCAACCTCACTTTGTGGCTCTGACCTTCGAAACCACCCTGGAGGCTATGAGTTCAGTATTTACGGTAAGGCGTTGGTGAATGCTTTCTGTTTTTAACGACTGTACAGATGGCTGCGTGGAACAGAGTGCTGACTGATGACGAGATTGCCGCTCAGTACAACCAAATAAGGAATCACTGCCTGAATGTGCACGGCATCGCCGTTTGATATCAGAGATTGATGCCGATCGCGATAAATGCAATTAAAAAAGCGCGATAAATGTCGCGCTTTATATTTTCATTACGCGCGCAGGGCTGGCAGCAGCGAGAGAGCAGGGACGCATAGGCGGCTGTCGCCGGGTTATGACTGAAGATGTGGTGGAGCAGTGCCGCAGAATGCTGGAGAACGGCGCTACCCGGCAGCAGGTGGCTGATGTGACAGGCGTGGACGTGAAAACAATCTACAAGTACCTCCCGGCGACTTGAAGACAAAGATTTCACTACTTTTCCTGATATGTTACGTTTGGCTTAATCAATTCATTCAGCCTTGAAAACAGTTTGGTTTGTTCGTGAACGGTAAGAAAACAATAAGTTTTGAGCAATTTTTAACTATTAACAGCAATCTTGTTTCCATCTCAGATACATGGGCTGACTTGTGGGCGTTAATTTTTCACACGGGTTTAAGCGCTGGAAGGCTGCTGAGTATTCGATATGATGATATTGATGGTGACCTGATACTGATACGAAAACAGGGTCACCTGAAGGAGCTACGTGTTAAATCAACCCCTCCAGTGGACGCGATGATTGCTCGTAGAAGAGAACGCTATCCAGAAGATGTTTATTTATTTCAGAGTCATTCTAACCGTGTGAAGTACCATCGCCGGCCGGTCACTATAATTGCTTTCAACGCCGCTTTACGTCGCGCCGCTAGATCATTACCAGACGTTAACGTAAGCAGTAGTAGCGCGAGAAACATACCGGACTAAGCGCCCGTCCAGTAGCGTGTGGCCGATGTGACAGGCGTGGGAGTGAAGACGATTTACAAATATTTGCCAGTACAATACGCCGATAAAAAATCCCCTTGAGCAGGCACACTCAAGGGGAAAATACTACATAACATCATTGCTGTGTGCGTCTTTGCGCTCGTCTATCTTCCAAGAATATGCCTAAAGCTTCCAGATATTTCTGGTCTGAGCTGTTACATCATGGAGTAGGTGCCGATGTGATAGGTTAAGAGCGAAGATGATCTGTAAGTACCTTCCGACGTCGAGGGGCAAGAACCATGAATTTGGGTCTATACCATCCCAATTCATATATTCTTTTTAAGTCTATGAAATATCGAGCAAAGTATTCTGTTCGAAATGAACCATATGGAATAGCCATAGGCTAAAATGCCCAGCGTAAAAACAACAATCAGCAAGTCCGTCTGTGACATCTTATATCCATTTTGCAGTAGCAGGTTTTGAGAAAAGATAGTTCATAGTTGGCACATAGACAACATAATCACTAAGTGAAACCAATATCAGAGGCTAAAAGGTGACTGGTTTCCTCCTCAGTGTTCCTGATTGATAGCTGGAACCTGTATTGATCAGATCTCTTAATGAATCTACTGTATATAAAAACAGTGTGCGCCGGGAGACCGGTAGAGATCAAGGGGTGAAAGTCCCCGACCATTGAAGGACCAGCAATCCACAAGGTCCCCGAGTCATGCGTTGCATACCGCGAGGTATGGGGCGAAGCGTTGACAGGGGTGTTGACAGGCCAGCCATTGAGCCACGAAATGTATATTAAATTACCGGGTGCCGACGTTGTACTGTTAACGGAAGGCAACATCATAGGGTGCGATACTGCGAGTGCCACATGGACCCGGCGGGGTCTGAGACCCTGGCATGTCAATACGATCTCTACGCGGGAACCGGGAGATCTCCCCTCTGACCATCTGCCAGTGTCGGAGATGGCCCGCACCGGGAAGACGAGGAGTCATAGCCGGNGATGTACGGAGAGGAGAAGTCGGACTCGCTCATAGTAGCGGCGAAGCAGGCGAACAACCCGAAAGGAGCGGAGTCAGTGGAGCGAAGGAGCGGGGCCAAGGGGAACGCGGAACAGCCACACATGCGCCGGACACAGAGCCGGGAAAGCATGTCACAGAGGCTGTCACGCGTGCGGGAAGCTGCGAAGCAGCGGAAGAAAGAACGGTTTACAGCATTGTTCCACCTGCTGACAGTCGAAGCACTGGAAGCCGCATTCCTCTCCCTGAGCAGGAAAGCGGCCGCCGGAGTGGATGGCATCAGGTGGATGGACTACGCCGGAAACATGAAGAACAACATAACAGATCTGCACCGGAGGCTACATCAGGGCAGCTACAGGGCGCAGCCCGGCAGGCGTCACTACATCCCAAAAGCGGATGGAAAACAACGCCCGCTCGGCATCGCCTCGCTGGAGGACAAGATCGTCCAGTATGCGCTGGTGAAAATCCTGAACGCAGTCTATGAAAACGACTTTATGGGGTTCTCATACGGGTTCAGACCCGGGCGAAGCCAGCACGATGCACTGGACGCACTGGCCACAGGGCTGGTACGCACTAACGTAAACTGGGTACTGGATGCCGACATCAGTCAGTTCTTTGACAGGGTGAGCCACGAATGGCTGATCAGGTTCACAGAGCATCGGATCGGCGACCGGAGGGTAATCAGGCTCATACGTAAGTGGCTCACAGCCGGGACGTCGGAGGAGGGTCAATGGCGAGCAACGGAGGAAGGCACCCCACAGGGTGCGGTCATCTCACCGCTGCTGGCAAACATATACCTCCACTACGTCTTCGATCTGTGGGCGCATCAGTGGCGACGTCGCTATGCCACAGGCAATGTGGTAATGGTCAGATACGCCGATGACATCGTCATCGGGTTCGACAAACGATACGATGCCCGGCGCTTCCGTATAGCCATGCAGCGCAGACTGAGGGAGTTCGGACTCACGGTTCACCCGGAGAAAACCCGTCTGATGGAGTTCGGCCGCTTCGCTGCCGAAAACCGTGCCATCAGGGGAAAAGGCAAACCAGAAACGTTCAACTTCCTCGGGTTCACGCACATCAGCGGGAAAGATCGCAACGGCAGGTTCATGCTGATACGAAAGACCCGCCGGGATCGGATGACGGCAACTCTGAAAGCCATCAAAGACGGTCTGCGAAGGCGCTGGCATTACTCAATCCCCGAACAGGGAAAATGGCTCAGGAGAGTGGTTCAGGGATACCTGAACTATCACTCGGTACCGGGCAACTTCCCCACCATGCAGAAGTTCAGGACACACGTAACAAACCTCTGGCGCCGGGCGCTCAGGCGCAGGAGCCAGAAGGATGATACGACCTGGACGAAAGCAAACAAACTGGCAGCCGCATGGCTACCAAGGGTTCGGGTTCTTCATCCATGGCCTGTGGAGCGGTTCACCGCCAGACACCCGAGGCAGGAGCCCGGTGCGTAAATCGCGCACGCCGGGATCTGTGCGGGGGGTATCCGGTAACGGGTATCCCTACCGCGACAAATGCATGTGTGCAGCAGATCAATATTGGCAGTGGCTATCAATGATCGGCGCTGACGTAACGCATTGATGCCTCAATTCGACTGGCAACATTGAGCAGGGAAATATTTATAAATCGTCTTCACCCCCTCATATTACATCGGCTACCGACCCAATGTTTTAACTGCTCAGACCAGAAATATCTGGAAGCTTTAGGCATCTTCTTGGAAGATAGACGAGCGCAAAGACGCACACAGCAATGATGTTATGTAGTATTTTCCCCTTGAGTGTGCCTGTTCAAGGGGATTTTTTATCGCCGTATTGTACTGGCAAATATTTGTAAATCGTGTTCACTCCCACGCCTGTCACATCGGCCACACGCTACTGGACAGGCGCCTAGTC